GAGCTGTCGATTCGGATCCGCTCCGCGATACTGCCAACAGTCGTTGAATCTGAACCGGTATGAAAAGTCATATGGCCACCAGAAACTTTTATGCCCGCGTCGAACCTGCCTGAATCTGTACGTTTAAAGCCTAAAGCAACATCAAGTGGAGCAGCTAATGTTAATTGGGCATCAGTCATGGGGCTGGATGTTCCAATTCCAACATTGCCCGAGCTATCAATTCGCATGCGCTCGGTCGGGCTGCTTGCACCATCCGCTGTGGTTTTGAACACCAAGCGGCCTGGCATATCGCTTGAACCAGGGGTTCCGTCTACTTGGCCGTCAATCATGGCAGCATTTCGGAAAGCACTGCCGTCACTTCCTCTAAAAGCTATTGAACCGATTACGTCATTGTTTTGAACGATTGTATGGGACCCAAGACTGCCACGGCTTTTGTGTAAAGCAATATCGGAAGGACCCTGGTTGTTTGCAAAACGAAATGTGCCAAGGTTTTCTCCGCCTGTATTTGCTGCTTGAATTTGCTGAGCGGCTTGTGCAGTAGACACCCCAACCAACAACCGCCCCAAGCTGTCGATTCGTAGGCGCTCTGATCCGTTAGTACTAACGCCTAACTCATCCGTCGCAGGCAGATAAAGTCCGTTATCACTAGAACCAACGCCAAGTGCAGGTGCAGCTTCAGTACCACTGGGCAAAATCAGCGCACCAGTCATGGTGTCGCCACTCACATCAACAAACGTTCCAGTCTCACTGCGCCATGCAGTACCGTCCCAAATCTTCAGTACATAAGTGCCGCCAGTCGTATCCAGCCATTGCTCACCAATCGAGTTGCCAGTAGAACCTCCAGTCGCAGGACTACTGTTTGGTGCGCTAGTTCCGATATGAACCGGACCAACTTTCGTCAGAACGTTGCTTGAGTTCTTGAAGAAAACACCAGGGCTAGTGGCGTTAAGGTTCAGCGCCAGCTGACCGTCGTTAAGACTGGTCGCAACAGGACGCTTATGGGCGATAGAAGACCGCTTGTGTTGAAGAGACATTCCTTAACGCCTATCGGCCGGAACTGATAAATGCAGTCTAAACCGTTTCACCAAGTGCTCAATGCCACTCGCTTCCAGGTGTCTGTCGCCACGCAAACGTAGATGTAGTTCGTATCCCAGCTGATTGTTCCCTCGGTTCCCGTATCAGATGCACTGCTAGGCGTTTTCGCAAGTCCAATTCGTATGCCATCCCCAATCGTGTTCAGCAATGACTGCCAAGCGGTGCCGTTCCAAACACGAAGTGCATTTGGTGTTGTGCCCGTGTCTAGCCACAACTCACCCTTTGCATTGCCAGTCGTTCCAGAAGGCGATGCGTTCGGAGCAATCGGATCAACGTGTGCTGGACCAACTTTTACAAGATCACCGTTATCGTCCTTAAAAAACAGACCAGGGCTTGAATTTTCAAGATTGATGGCCAACTGACCGTTCACCATCTGGGTCGGGTCAGGACGCTTGTTCGCGGTAGAAGACCGCAAGTTCTGAATGGCCATCCTTAACGCTGTAAACAGCTGGAGTTAATACCCTAATTTTACGCCGGTCAATAGGTACCGTCGTCAATCGCAGCAGCCGCAGAAACTGCAACGAATGTGGATCCGTTCCAAACCGTCAGCACATTAGAACTACTGTTCAAGTGAAACTGACCCTCAAAATCACCAGTCGCAGGTGTTGTTGACTGGATCACACAGGTCGAATCATTCGCCATCTTTGCGCCAGTAATCGTGTTAGCGCCAAGACGTGCTGCATCCAACGTTCCAGAAGTCAGCGTGTCTGCGCTGTGGTTCGGAATGTCACTATCAGCCAGCGTCGTGCCACTGGTAACAATGCCTTTGCTGGTAACCGTGACCTTCGGATACGTTCCAGCAGTGACACCGCTGGTAACAAGCTGCAGCTGGCTACTGCCGTTCAGCTCAACTTCACTGCTCAGTTTGATGCCGCCTAACGCGGAAGTTGAAGCAGTGTTCAGACTGGCAGAACCACTGGAAATGCTCAGACCACTGCCGATGCTGATACCACCAACAGTAGATGTCGTGGCAACCGGCAAATCACTTGCAGTTAATGCACGACTTGAAGTGATATGACCCTGAGCGTCAAAAGCGACATAGCCCAGATCAGCAGCCGTAACAGAATTGCTATGGCTGATCTGACCAGATGAAATGTTCAGACCACCGCCTGTTGGGACGGAAACAGCGCCATTTGCACTCGCCGTTCCATTAGGCAGATCAGCTGCAACCAACGCTCGTCTTGTTGGAGCGGCATCAGTTGCACCAGTTGAAGGGCCTGCAAGAACTGTATTTGGGCTGAAGTCCTGAAGCTTGCTAACCGCAATATCAGCACTAGAGCTGACATCACTATCAACAATGCCAGCCGTCGGAATCAGTGAACCGCCAGTCAGCTTGGCAGCAGTAATTGACGCATCCTTAATATCTGCCGCACCAATCGATCCCGCTTCAATATGAGTTGTGCCAAGCGTCGTTTCTGAGCCAGAAACAACATTCGCTGCAATCTGATCTGCTGTTACGGCATCATCCGCAATCTTGGCGGTCGTAACTTGATCATTGCCAATATCTGCCGTTCCAATCGACGCCGCAACCAGATGAACTTTTGAGCCAGTGCCAGGAACCGCAGTGCCATGCACCGCTCCAGCTGCAATCGCACCTTCATCAACTGCGTTATCAGCTAGTTCAGATGCAGTTACGGCATCAGCTGCAATTTGAGTTGCCGTAACACTGTCATCAACAAGCTTGTTGCCGTTAATAACGCCAGTGCTCAATAAACCTAAGCCCGCCTCAACAAGCTCGTCCGGCTCAATCTTTTTGTCCTCTCCAGCCGAAACGTCAACGACCAGCAATACGTCGTCAGTCGCTACCGACGCCGACGTAATCGCGTTTAGCTCTGTAACTTTGAGGTCAGCCATGCCGGAGACGATGCGATAGGTTCAGTTTAAGGCGACTGCAACGCCACGTTACCGCTGCTGTTCTGCTGAACAACAGTTCCACCAGTCTGATTAAGCACCAAACTAGCTGCAGGTACAGACAACAGCTTCAGTTCGCCTGTCGTCACAAAATTGATCTGGCTACGCACTGGTTCGTCAGCGTTAAACGCAACCCCGACCTCCGTAATTACACCAGTTAAGTCGTAGTAAATCTGTTCTGTGTTTGGTCCAGGGACACCAGACGTATATGGCTGTGCCGCACGAGTCTTCAAAAACAACTTGGCGCGGAATGACGCTCCAAGATCCTGACGCAGCACCAGCTGGTGCAAATAGTTGCTTACTTCGTTCTCATAAGCATTGATGTCGCGATTCTCCGTTGAATACGCATCATGATTCCAAAAAGCTGTGCAGCTTCCCGATCCAGTGATCAATGTGCTGATCCGCTGCCGGAATGCTTCGCCTAAAGACGTAACATCCGCAGTCTCGCGGTTTGTATTTAACTCATAGTTGGTTACTTCACCCAAAATGCGAGACGTATTATTCTTCAACTGCACTCGAATCGGGTAAGCAGCAACAGGCGCTGACAACGTTGCTGCATTAGTCGTTCCACCCGTTAGCGCTTGATTCCAGGTGCTATAAAGCCGAACACCATTTGCAGCATCAACATTAACGTACCACTGCCCTTGCGGTGACTGACTTCCGCCGGGGAAGCTAGCAGCATCAATAAAATCTAAATCACTTGTACTAATCGCTCCAGATGTAGTCATCCGGGTAATCTCAAGCAAGTCGCCCGTCATAAAACGGTTGTTGCCAAAATCAAAGCTGAAACGCTTTGCCGTGACGTTTACATCGGCAGGATCCAGCGTGCTATTCAAAAAGTTCTGCTCGCTGGTACGGGTTAATTCAATAATCCCGTGCGCCCCGAGGTAAACAGCCATAATTATGAACCCAGCGTTGCCTTCGTCAAAGCGCCTGAAGCGGTAAATGCAATAGAAGCCGTAACCAGATCACCAACTCGGCAGCTGATCGAAACTGATGTCACTACACACTTAAACTCCACCTCACGGTTTGTCGTATCCGACAACCTCAGTAAAATCGTGTGTGTAGCAGCAGTATTTGGTGCACCAGTACGAATTACGTCCTCCAGCAATGCACCGCCATCAACTGTGTTGGACGACGTAACGTAGTAATAAGCCGTTGACGTGCCAGAAAAACTTTGGATCCCAGGCACGTAAGTTCGAGCAAAATCACCCAGGCTTGTCGTCTCTAACGTGCTCGTCTCAGCCGTAAACGACCACTCGCTCAACTTTGCGACCTGAGTGCCGTCAACCCTGAGGCTGCCGTCGATGCCGGTAAAATGCTTGGCCATAGCTTCAGTTTAGCTGTAGACAGCAATTAGGCTGACAGAAACATTGTAAATACCCGGCTTTACCGCTTCAACGGACGGCGGCTCCGCATACCTGAATTTATTCGTTCCAATCGAAAATGCCGTCGTCATCCCCGCAAACGCCTGGCTGGGCAACGCAAACGTCTGGAAATTGCCCTGAACTGTCCCGTAATGCGTGTTAAACGCCAACGCATTCGTCTCGTTCACATTTGAATACGTCAACGACAGACCATGCCCTGTCGCCACAGAACCGTAAAGCAAACGAACCTCCGCTCCACTCGCAGCGTTGAAGCTCGATTGCCCAAACGTCCCAGATGTCCACGTTCGGGTAGTTGGGTTGATCGCAGGGAAGCTCATGTCACCACTTTAAAGGTGTTACCAAAGACCAAGGTTGCAAAATTTGTCGGCATTTCAATCGCCTCTACATCCACCAAACCATCGGCACGGTAAAACGCTGAAATGATCTGATACTGACTGGTGTTTTTATACGTCTTACCGGTACTAGCTGTCACCGTAAAGTCAAACGTAAACAGACGGCCCGGTGACAGGTTGATCCGATCCAAAAACGTGGTGAAGTTGACGGTATGCGTCCTCTTCTGACGAGAAGCCAGAACGAACCTTGCATACGTCACCGCATGGTTCTCAGTAGTGCAAAACTCTGATAAATCAATCGCAATAATCTTTGAACCCGTGTAGTTGGCAGGAGCAACGCTCACAGTGCGTGGCTCGCCAAGCATGTATCGCTCTTGAAAGCGATAAGTTACGTTCACAATCGCATCTTCACGATCCTGGAGCGTTGCATACTGAACCTGATAAGAGTCAGCAACAATATCGTCTAACGTCAGTTTTTGAGTTGCCGTCGCAGTTCCCGTTCCAGTCGATGAATCCTGTGTAGCGATCGAAAACGCATACTTGCCTTGGTCCATGCCAAAATTCAGCAGGAAGTACGGCGCATAGTTGGCAATAAATTCAAATGCACCGCTCTTGTCTTCAATGACGCCATCAAAAAACAAGCCCTTGGAGCGCGTAAACGTAATTGCCTCCAAGAACGATGCTGTATCGATCGCTGTAGATGCCACCGCGCCAGAAGTCGTGCCTGGAAATGTCGTAAGTAAATAATTTGCTAACTCCGGGAACATGTTTGACGTTCCATCAGCACTGGTCTCCAACAGCCTAATTTGAGCGCCGTTGTCGTAGTAGATCGACATTTGACCAAGGCTCGTCATACCCTTGAAGCCACGGACATTCAGCAGTGCCATGCTCATAAACGGATAATCCGGAGAGTCTTGGATGACCTCGTTCACGTAGCTGATGCCGACGACATAATTAACTGACTTATCGTCAATCGTTACGTCGCCAGTAAACGGTG